CGTCGCCTTTGAAGGTGTCCGCCGGCGCTTCGGCCGCGCGCCACCGGTCAAAAAAATCGAAATACGAACTGGCGCCGGCAAAACCGGCCAAGCCGCCCACACCCAGGCCAATGGCCGTGCGACGCGAAATGCCGCCGGCCAACCGGCCAGGCCGCCTTGCCGCTTCGGATTTCGGATTTCGGATTTCGAACTTCACGCTAAATAACTTTAAGCAAGGTTGGTTCCAGAAGCCAGAATTCAGAATCCAGAATCATCCCTCTTCGCAGTGTTTGATCCAGCCTACAGGCGGACCGCGTAAACGCGGAACTCCAAACCACAGATTCATCCGTCTCCGCGATGTTTGATCCAACCCCACCGCTGCATGGCAAGATACACCGCCGGCGCGACGTGCGCCAGCACGAGCACCATCAACGGCAGGTGGAACAGGCGATGGAGCGTCAGGGCGGTTTCGGCATCCAGCAATTTGGCGAAGCCATAGCGGCCATCCATGATGTAACCGGTGGTGAGGAAGGCCAGGACCAGCGGCAGCAGCAGCCAGCCGCTCCACCGGACGATTTTAAGAGAAATCAGGTTGGGTTTGTTCATGTCATCGCCTTTCGCAATTGAAACATCGTGGCGCCCGCAAGGAGATTCAAAGCCGCCGTGAGCAGGCAAACTCCGGTGACCCCGATTAAAGGAATCAACAGGGTGCTGACCAGGAATGCGCCCAAAAATGCGCCTGCGAAATCCGCCGTGTAAAGGCGGGACGCTCCTGCGACCGTGCCGTCGTAGGCGAGCCGGTTAGCCAGCGGGAATTGGGTCCCCACCAGCACGGCGTTACACAACACGCAAAAAAGCGGAGAACGGGACGGGGCGATATTTGGCGATAATTGGCTTTATTTACCGATAGATTTTGAGTGTGGGGCGGTGGGAGGGCTTTTGAGAAAAAAGCGGAGAAGATGGGACACTTGACGCCGAAAGATGGGACAGAAAAAAGCGTAGATTTAGAGAAAATGGGCGGGGTTTTGAGGGGGTAAAATTAGAGACGGGAAATGACGATTGCAAAGGGGGTGAAATGCGGTTGGAAGGGTCATGCAATGAGGTTGAGAAGGGCGGTTAAATCGGCGTAGGCAGAGGCGCGGACGGGCCAGTGGATTACGGTGAGGTTGGCTCCGGCGTAGGTGCCGGCGGCGATGCCTTGGGTGCTGGCTTGGACGATGGTGGATTCCATGTTGAACAGGCGCGCCTGGATGTCGAGCAGCTCGGCGGGCTGCGGGCCAAGTTTGGTGGTGTAAACGAGGAGGGAGGTGTCGAAGATGGGGAGCCAGAGCTCCTGGCCGGCGGATTGCGTTTGGAAATAGGTTGTCGGGGGGCTGGAGTAGGGGGCCGGCAATGTGATGGGGTTCGGGTTTTGGAATGGGGTAAAAACACCACAAACCAGGCAGCCGAGTTCGACGTAGATTTCGGACATGAGCCAGGTGATGCTGGTGTCCTGGTGAGTGGAGGATTGGCTGGTGTCCTTGGTCGTGCCTCCGATTCGAGTGCTCCATGGAGGGACGTTCGCTCCGGTTACGCCGGAGTTGGCGCTGATTTGGAGGTTGCCGTTGGAGTCCAGGAGCATGGTTCCGGCCGGAAATGGGATGTTGGCTCCCCATTTGGTGGTGGGGAGTTTGTTGCGGTGTAGATAGACGCGCTCGATCCAGGCGCCGGGGTTTTGGGGGGATTGAGGTGTGGGGAGGGTGAGTCCCAAATCGAGTGAGGTGAAGGAATAGCGCGGTATCAATGCCAGACAGTTTTGAAGGGGGGCGCGGGATGAGTTGAAGGATTGAGCCGGGTTCGGCACTTCGTTCATTTGCCATTCGACGGTGCCGTCCTGCACGATCTGGCCCGTGCCGGGCCAGGAGGGCTGATGTGTCCCGGTGACGCCGCCGGTGACGGCGTAGGCGAAGTTGGCAAAGTTGCTGAATAGCAACAGTTGGCCGGCGGTGACGTTCATGCCGGGGAACCATTGTTGGGGTGCTCCGGCGGGGCCAATTATATATCCGACGAATTGGGAGAGGCACCAGATGACGGATCCGTCGAGGCGGATGGGGTTGAAGTAGGGGTCGGTTAGTGACGGCCAAACGGGGGGGGTGCCGCTGGAATTCGTCGTGCCGGCGACGATGGAGGTTTGGAGGTTGCCGTTAGTGTCAACGATTTGCTGATTTTTGGCGATGGCGAGGCAGGGGAGCCAGACTTTGACGGGGTTGTTCCAGGGCATCAAGTCGCCGCGATGGCTGAGGGAATTCAAGCGGAGGGTGGGGGCACCGGTGCCGGGGACTTGCACGGCGCCGGCCACCAGGGAGCTGATGCCGCACCAGAGGCCGGTGTGTTTGGTGGCGTATTCAAAGACGGCTTGGGCGATGGGATAGGCGCCGCCCATGTCCCAAAGGCCGATGGGCAGGCCATTGGGGTAGCCGGTAATTGCCGGGGAATTGCGCGGGCCGGTGACCATTTTGACTTGTGTGCCTGACAGGGCGCCGACGACGGCGACGGGGGCGGCGGAATAGTCGTAAACGCAGTTGCCGCTGGGGATGGCGAGGGTGCCGTAGCCGGCGAAGGGTTGGCCGCCAGTGGGGTAGCCGCCGGGCTGGGATGTGAAGGAGAAGCTGTAAAGGCCGGGGGTTAATGTAAGATTTGAGAGCTGAAAGAAGGGGCCGCCGTCGTATTCACCGGCGGTGACGTAAGTGCCGACGTTGAAGACGGCGCCTGGGCAATCTGTGCTGCCGGTGACGCTGCTGGCGATGTAGCCGCCGTTGACGTTGGCGGTGATGGTGAGGTTGGGGATGGTGAGTGGTTGGTCGCCGCCGATGGCCAGCAACAGCGCGATGGAATAGGGGGCGCCAGCGCTCCAGCCTTGCGCGGCCAGTTGGGCGGTGAATTGTGTGCCGCTGGTGATCTTGAGCGCCTCGGGGTTGCCGTCGTCCACGTAATAAAAATCCATGTCGCTGAACTGGCCGGGCAAGGCCAGCAGCGCTGAAATGGCCGGATTATTGATCGGCATTTTGCTGGCCGAATAATAGGGGCCGCGCGTGGGAGCTACGGGGAGCAAGCTGCCGATGAGGCGGTTGAGTTCGGTGGCCCATTTGGGGACGAGGTTGGGGGCGCCGCGGGGGTCGGTGAAGTTGTAGGGGGTTCCGGGGAGGGTGGATTTGCCGTTGGCGAGCGATTCCAGGGCGGACATGTCGGCGGCGAGGATGGGGGAGTCGGGGGCCATTGGGAATTTCAGATTTAAGATTTGAGATTTAAGATTTCCGGCCCCTCACCCCGGCCCTCTCCCGGGGGGAGAGGGGGAAGAGGGAGGAAGATTGTTGTTTTACTGCCATACGTTCAAGACTCCGCTGAGTTGGACCCAGTTGATGCCGGTGTCGGGGCTGTTGTTGTTGCCGGCGGCGGTGCTGATGTAGAGGCCCGTGGCGGGGCCGGATTGGAGGACCCAGAGGGAGCCGTTGCCGGCGGTGCTGCCAGGGGTCCAGAGCTGGACGGAGGAGGATCCGCCGCCGCCGGCGATTTTTTGCCATTGGGCGGCGGGTTGGGTGTCGGTTGCACTGGCGTTGCCGGAGGCGCTGCAAAGGTAGAGGGGGTAGGGGGTGGAGCTGGTGTCGGTATACAAATCCACGCCGGCGACGTATTGGGGGTTGTCAACGAATGTGCCGTCGGCGGGGCCTGGGAGGGTGTCGGGGCCGGGGGCGCCGTTGCCGCCGAAGAGGCGGAGGGGTTGGACGAGACAGGAGCTGAGGACGGCGCCGACGGCGGGGACGCCGTCGAGGTTCACCCAGATGGGATTGAGTTTATAGATCACGGGAAAATGGCGAGCCCCTCACCCCGGCCCTCTCCCGGGGGGAGAGGGGGGAGCGCAGGGCAGATGGTTCGCGTTTGGTCATGAGTTTAGCTGCTCGGCGGCGGCGGCGTCGGTGAGGGCGAGGGAGATGGTGATGGGGGCGGTTAAGCCGACGGGGGCGGTGGTGTCCAGGGAGATTGTGCCTTGCTGGTTGGGGTCGGATTCGGCGGCGGGATTGGGGGAGGTGCTGACGACGTGGGTGGTTTGGTGGTCGGCGCCGCCTTCGGGGGCGTGGGCGTGGGTTTTGTGGGGGTGAGTTACGGTACCGCCGCCGCCGCTGGTTAGTTGTCCGCCGAAGAGGAAGTGCAGGTCCTGGCTGGGCCAGCGGAAGCGGGAGACGCGGGAGAGGTCTATGAGGGCTTGGGCGGTCAAATGCAATGGGGCGCCGAATTTGACCTGGGAGATGCCGCGGAGGGCGCTGCCGGAGATGCTTTGGACGATGGCGTTGAGGGTTCCCCAGGCGGGTTGGGTGGGGCTGAGGAAGTTCAGGGAGTTGGCGAAGCTGATGGAGTTGGAGATCTCGGATTCGGCGGATTCGATTTCGCCTTCGGCTGCGAGGGATTGGAAGGCTTGATACATGATTTTGGCGAGGCCTGAGATCAAGGGGTCGGCGTATTGCTGGAGGGTGCTGGTTTGGGTGTAAAGGATGGTGGGGGCGGCGCCGGTGTTTATGCTGATGGAGGTGAAGTCTTTGCTGATTTGTTTGTACTCTTTTTTGCCGTTTTTGTGGATGATCTGGACCCAGGCGATGGCGCGGACTTTTTGGGCATAGACCTGGAGGGGGCCGTTTTGCATCCAGTCGTGGTAGTCGCCATCCAATAGTTCGCAGTTGCAGAGGGGGGAGTAGGCGACGGGATTGCCGCCGGCGGCGGTGTCTGTGCAGGTGATGCCGGGGGCGGGGTGGTTGGCGTCTGTGACGATGGCGACGGATTGGATGGTGGGGGCGGCGAGTTCCTGTTTCCAGGCGATCCATTGGGCGATGCTGGTGTAATCGAAGGGGGCGGTGGTGATGGTGGCTTGCTCGGTGGTGATGTTGACGCGGGAGCCGGTGAGGTCGAAGTAGAGGTCCAGGCCGCGGAATTTGCTTTCGGTATCGGCTGGGAGAGGGTCGGGATAGTGATCGTTGAACGTGGCCAGGTAGGTGGACTGGCCCGAGGTATTGAGCATGTCGTAGTCTATGTTGACGTAGCTTTTTTGCCAGTCGGGGCGGGGTTTGATCTTCATTCGATTAATGAAGTTGCCGGCGTTGAGATTAAAGGAAAGGGGCTTGAGCAGGAGCGGGGCTTGCTGCTGCGGGGACAGGCCGGGGGCGAGGTTGGCGGCGTTGCCTTTCAAAAAGTGGATCGTGGGATAGGGCATCGTGGAATAGTCCCAGACGACGACGAAGTCTGATTCGATGCGCCACATTTTTTGGATGACTTCGGCGCAGGTGATGTTTTTCTGGAAGTCGGTGGGGGGCATGGCCCATGGGGCGACGTTGCCGATCTGGATGGGAGCGCCGGCGGCGATGGCCCAGTTGAGGGCGTTGATGATTTGCTGGCCTGTGCTGCAAAAGGCGAATTGGGTGTTGTTGATGAGTTGGACGCCGAGGACGACGCGGCTGGTGGTGTAGATGGTGCCGCCGGGGGCGGTGTAGGACATTTTGAAGATTTGATGTTCGAGGTACCACCATGGGTTGGCGAGGCGGCCGATTTGGTCTTCGGAGGAGCCGGTGCCGCGGCTTTCCCAGGGTTCGACGCGGCCGTAGAACCAGCGGGCGCCACCACTGAAGACGCCGTTGGCGATGTTGCGGTTTTGAAAGATTTCGACGGTGGCGGCGTAGGGGAAGATGGTGGTGGCGTCAATAGGGACGCCGCCGACGGTGAAGGTGACGTAGTGTGGGGCCATGTTTTCCCATTCGAATTCGAGGTCTTCGATGCCCCAGTCGGCGAGGGGTTTTTCGACGCCGTTGTAGAGGATGGTGAATTCGCCGGTGCCTAGCATGGTTTGAGATTTAAGATTTCAGATTTGAGATTTAAGATTTCAAAGTTATTGGGTGAGTTGGCTTTGTTGGCGGGATTGGAGGTCTTTGATTTTGGCCTGCACGGTGCGGATATCGGTGTGGAGGGCGCTGATGACATCGGCCTGGCCGGTGAGCGCGGCGAGGAGGTCTTTGAGGGCGGCGAGCATTCCGGGGATGTCGCCTTTGGCGGCGTCGCGGTTGTAGTCCTCGATGTCTTTTTTCCCCTGGTTGATGAGGTCGGCGGTTTCTTTGGCTTGGATGGCTTGCTGGCGGGCGGTTTCGGCGGCGGACTCGGGGGCGGCGGTGGCGGCGATGGTGGCTTTTTCCTGGGGGATTTCGCCGCGGAGTTTGGCGATCTCTTCCGCGTTTTTGGTGGCGCGGTCGTCGGCGGCTTTGGCGGCGTCTTCGGCTTGCTGGAGGCGGGCGGCGGCTTCGGGGGAGCTGGCGGAGACGACTTGGGCTTGGCGGTGGAGTTCGAGGTCGCGGGGGGCGGTGGCCGCGTGCTCTTCGCGTTGACGATCTTCGAGGGCGCGGCGGTCGGCCTTGATCTGGCTCGGCATCATGCCGCACATGATGTCGCCGGTGAGGGATTCGAGGGCGGAATCGGTCTCGGCGTGGGCGGCGTCTATGGCGGCGTTGAGGGGGGCGAGGCGCGCCATGCGCTTTTCCGGTGTGTCAAGGGCCTCGGCGTCTTTTTTCGCTTGCTCGAATTTTGCTTTGGCGGCCAGGGCGTTGGCGTCGGCTTGGGCTTTGGCGTCGTCGAGGGCCGGCTGGCGGTCGGTGGCGGCGGCAAGGGCGGTTTGCTTGGCGGCGAGTTCGTCGGCGTCTTTTTTTTGTTTGTTGGCGAACTGCTCGGCCTCGTAGCGCTTGGCTTCGTCGGCGCGGGCGGCGATGCCTTCGGATGGGGTCATTTTGCCGCTGGCGACGGAGAGGGCTATTTGGGCTTCGTTGAGGGTGTGGGTGGCTTCGGCCTGCTGGCCGCGGGCGCCGGCGAGGGCGGCGGTCAAGGCAATTTCCTGCTGCAACTCGCCGGCGAGGCTTTGCTCGGAGCTGAGGATTTCGGCTTCTTTGTCGGCGTAAGCCTGCATGGCGACGATGGCGGCGCTGAGGGCGTTATTGCGGGCGTTGATGCCGTCAATGAAGTCGGATTTGGCGGCGGCTTCGCCGGCTTCGTCGAGGGATTTATTGAATTCGCCGATGGCGTTTTTTACGCCAACGAAGCCCAGGCCGAGGAGGGTGAGGGAGCCGATGATGGGGTTGATGCCAAGGATGGACAGGCCGTGCATGGCTTGGCCAAGGCCAGGGAGAAGGCGGTCCAATTCGCTGAATAGGCGGTATTGTGAGCGCTGGCCCTCGCTCATCTTGAGGGTGGTTTCGCCGAGGATTTTGTTCTGGTCGGAGAGGGCGGCGGTTCCTTCGGCGGTGGATTTGGCGGATTTGTTTACGTCCGCGATGGCGTCGGAGGCCTGCTGGGCGCCGGAGGTATCGGCGGGGGTGGAGATTTTATATTCGAGATTTTGGTCCATTGGAGAATGACGAATGACGAATGACGAATGGTGGGATCATTGGTCGGCCTCCATGCGCCAGAAGCTGGGGCTGGCGGTGTTGCTGAGGACAAACTCGCCGCCGGGCTGGCCGGAAAAGGGGCCGGCGTAGTTGGTCCAGGAGAGGAGGTCGGGCGATTCTTGGAGGTACCAGATGTGGTTGCTGGCATCTGGCGGGTAAATGATGGGAGGCAAGACCACGGGGACGGGCGGGGGCGGCGGCGGGGGCAAGGTAGAAGGCAGAATGCTGAATGCAGAAAGGAGGACGCCGTTGGTGGTCATGCCGGGCAGGGAGGGAAAGGATTCGACGGCGGCGGGGGCGGGCGGGGAGGGGGGCTTGCTGGCGCAACCGGCCAGCAGCAGCGAGCAGAGGATGGCGATGGCGGGCCTCATTGCTGAACGCGGACTTGGAAGTTCCAGTTGGTTAATACTGCCGCCACTATGTAGCCGCCTCCAGGCGGCTCCATAGAATAGGCGGCAGGAAACCCTTGAGGATTGGCGCCAAAAGTCACAACCATGTTTGTCACCCTGTCAAAATAAAGGCTGGCACCGGCCGAATTGTTGTCCCCCTCCACAGTCGGCGCGTCTAAGACCGTGGCCACGTCCAGCGGGCCGCTGGCGGTGGTATAACCGGTCGCGGGGCTGTTGGTGACCGTGATCATCACAAAAGTGTAGCTGAATGGCACTGTGCCGGGCGGCAAGGAGTTGGTGTAGGCTGTCTTCGTCGTCGGGAAGAATGACCACACGAAACGATTGTTGGTGCTAACCACGCTCCCCGGCAGCACTGACGCGGGGACGGTGCCGCCGGTAAGCTGGCTGGCGTTTAGGCCCGTCAGGCCGGAGCCGCTGGACTGCCATTGCAGGGAGGAGATGCCGTCGTAGCCCAAGAATTGGCCGGCGGAGGGGCCGTTGCCCGCGATGCCGAAGGCGGGCAGGTTTGTCATGTGAAAACCATTGCCCCAAAAGTCGCCGTTGAAAAGCCCATAAAAGCTTCCATGGACGACTCCTACATTTTTAATGGAGGCGAAAGGCGCATCCACATAGCAAATTGTGCCTTGGGTCCCGCCACTGATAAACGTTCCGTTGTTCCAGTTCGACGCCGCTGTCCAGTTGGTGAGGTCGTACGAGATCCAAGCGGCCCCACTGCGGACCTGGGTGGACGCTATGACCCAAGGGCCGCCACCGGGCGTTTTGTAAAGCTGTTCGCCCTCGGGGTGCGATGTGTCCCCGATTGAGAACGCATCGCTGAGCATGGTATAACCCTGGTCAATGTAGGGAGAGGAATAGAGATAGCTGTCGTTGAGCAGGTAGTACGTTCCAGCGATATAGTAAATGGACGGGTCGGCCCAAAACGTCCGCGTTCCGCTGGCATCGGGATCAGGAAGCGCGATGTACCGGCAGTTGATGTAGTGCGTCCCTGTAAGCTGGCCGCTTGGCAGGTCCAAAATAAAATCTCCGTTGGTCTGCGCGTTGCCATTGGGAGAAAAATTGTTTGTCGGGCACCAAAAAACGATGTGAAGATTGCCGATGGAGTCGGTCACAAAGTGCGGGCCCCAATTGGCGGCGCAGGGCGCTGCGGGGCTGACCAGGTTGTTTGTTGGCATAAGCCAGCCAACGAAGTTCCAAGCAAAACCGTCCGGGCTGGTCGCCAACCCGATTCCTCCCCCGTTGAAGTTGCCATTCGTCGAGTTTGCCCCGTTCCAACAAAGCATCCACTCCCCCGAATTGTAGGTCCAGCATGGGTCGTCCATTACGGAATTTGTTCCCACCACACCGGCGACTGAAAGGGGCACAACCGGAACGGTTTCAAAAAACCAATTTGTCCCATCGAGCGAAACCTCGGACAAGAAATTGGAATAATTGCCGGCGTAAAAATCCTCACTGGACAGCCGCAAATAATAAGGAGAGATCGCCAGATTTCCCCCGTTGATGACTGGATTGTTCAGCGTCATACCAGTGCCGACTCCCCCGGCGAGTGTGGCGCCGAGGATCGTGGGGGAGTTAGTGGAGGCCAGGCTGGCCAAGGCGCGGCCGATGTTGTCGTTGGTGGCCGTTTGAGCGGTCATCGCCGTGCTTGCGTTGGTTGCCAGTCCGGCGGCGGTGGCCGTGCTGGCGTTGCCAACAACATTTCCCGTGAGCGTTCCTGCCGCAGTGAGGTTCGGGGTGGTGAGGTTGGTGATGACGACGGCGCCCCCGACGATGAACGCCCCCTGCAACGTCGGGAGAGGGGCGGAGGATCCGCCGGGGCTGGCTCCGTTGATGACGGTCCATGGGCCGTTGGTGACCAGCCAGGGGGAGCTGTAGCGCGCCTGGCCGTTCGCGTTGTTCACGTAGTACTGGCCGCCGGCGAAGTTGACCCAATCACCATTCAATGCGGAGTTGGTGAGGACTGTTGAGGTTAGTCCGTAATATTTTCCGTTGGCGGCGTTGTCGCCGAAGCCGGTGAGGTAGGCGTTGTTCATCCCGTAGCCGATGGAGAGCGAGCCGATTTGCAGGTTGGTGGTTTGCAGGTTGGCCTCAAAATTAGAGCCGACAAAAGCGTTGTTGCTGGTGGTGAAGGCGATGTTGGGGGGGAGGTTGGTAAGGGAGATGACGTTTGTGTAGCTGATGGCGAGATTTGTGCCGATGTTGATGGTGAGGGTTTCGTTGCCGCCGACGTTGTTTGTGGTGATGGTGACGTTTTGGCCGGCGATGATTTTTTGGCCGAAGCCGCCGGGTGTGGTGTCGGCGGGGTCAACGACGAACATGAAGTTGTAGTTGTTTGTGAAGGTGAAGATGCCAATGGTGCCGGGGAGGACGAGGTCGGCCATGGGGACGGGGTTGTTGGTGGTATTGGCGGAGTTGGTGACGCCGATGAGCCAGGATTGGTCCACGCCGGAGATGGTGAGGAGGTAGCTGTTTGGGAGCAGGTAAAGGAGGGCGTTGCCGTTGGTGTCTGTGTTGAAAGTGACGGAGCTGCCGGAGACGAAATTTGTGCCGAGGAGGGTGACCATGTTGCCGGGGGGATAGGGCTGGATGGTGACCTGGTTGGTGAGGGCTTCGGGGACGGAGTAGCCGGGGAAGCCGATGAAGCTGTCGGCGGAGTAGAAGACCCAGGTGGCGCTCGAAGACAAAGCAGAAAGTAAAAAGTAGAAAGCAGAAAGCAGAAATACCGGGCCCCTGACGCCGGCCCTCTGCCGGGGGGAGAGGTGGGAGCGGGCGGGAGATGTTTGGTGATTCGATTTCATAGGTTTTGGGCGATGGAGAAGGTGCCGCCGGTGATGGTGTAGCCGAAGACGACCAGGGCGCCTTTTTTTACCAGGAGTTCGACTTTGGGGATGCCGCAGTTTTGCAGGAAGAAGGTTTCGCCCTGGCTGGTGAATTTGAGCGTTGCTTTGTGCGGGACTGTGGCGGGGTGCTGGTACATGAATTGCAGGGCTTGTGCAACGGGGTTTAAGCCGCCCTGGTTTCCAGTGAAACTGCGGCCGGCGGCGAATTGGAAATTCTCGCTGGCGAGGCGGCGGTCGAAGATGGTGAGGCTTGAGGCGCGGAAGAGTTTTACGGGCTGGATTTCCCGGTCTTCGGTGTATTTGAAGCCGCTGACCCAGATTTGCGTGGCGATGGAGCCGAGCACGACCGGGGGGTTGGTCGGGGTGATGAGGTCGTAGGCCAAAACGTCCACAGGTAAAATTTAAGATTTGAAATTTAAGATTTAAGATTTCCCGGGCCCCTCACCCCGGCCATCTCCCGGCGGGAGAGGGGGGGCGAGCGGGCGACCGGTTTTAATTGTTTGATGCGGTGCTTTTCTCCGGCTCGGTTTTCGGCGGTTCGGGGGCGGGGGTGGCGATTAGCGTGTTGGCTTTCGCCAGGGCGGCTGTGTCGCCGGTGGCCAGTTGGAGATGGTTCTTCAACTGGGTGGCGAGGTTTTGCGCAAGGCCGGCGGCGGTGACGAGCTGGCCGGTGGCGGTGCGGATTTTGGTTTCGCCGATGGTGATGAAATGATCGCCGGCGGCGATGGCTGTCTGCGCGCGATTGCGCAGGTCCACGGCGGCTTCGATCATGCTGAGGAGGTCTTCTTTTTGGAGGAGCATAGGTTTTATTTTTTTTGGTTGTGGTTAATAGACACGGATTACACGGATGGACACGGATTAAGGGCCGTACACTTCCTGGACGCTGATGGGGTTGGTGCCGGTCTGGAGTTGCAGGACGGTGTACAACGTGGGGTTGGTGTAGAAGAGGCTCGAACTGATGTTCGCGTTGGTGAAGGGGCCGAAGCTGGCGGTGCCCAGCAGGAAGGCGTTGGCGAGGTTGGTGGGCGAGGGGGACAGCCAGACGTTGGCGACGGCGCCGGTAACGGAGCCGGAGTTGGCGCTGGTGAGGGTGGCGTTGATTTTGCGCACGGGAATGGAGGGCGCGTTGGTGTCCACGGCGGGGCTGTTGGTGGTGCCGGTGATGGTGATGGGACTACCGAAGCCGACGACTTGGGCCGGTGCAGAGTGGGGAGTGCAGAGGAGGATGGTGGTTAGAAGACAGAGGATGGGCAGAGCGCAACGCAGACCGCGGCCGGGGCGGCCACGAAGGCACCCGAGGGCGGGCGCGATACCCAAATGACGAATGACGAATGGCAGGGGGGACGATTTCATTTTTCCTTTCATTTTTGGTTTTGAGCTTGGTTTAGCTGGCGGCGGCGCGGGCGGTGGGGGCGCCGGCGGCGAAGGGGACGGTGGTGCGCCAGGTGAGGTCGCCGATGCGGTTGTTTTTTCGGGACCAGGCGAAGCCGTCGTTTTCGGCGACGAAGGCTTGATAGAGGGTCACGCTGTTTGAGCCGAAGGTGAACACGAGGTTTCCGGCGCCGATCAGGCTTTCCAGGAGGCCGAGGGCTTGGGCGGGGAGCAGGGCGGCGGCGGCGTCGGCTTCGATGACGCCGATGGGCGTGCCTTTGGCGCTGCCTTCGAAGTCGGTGATGATGGCGTCCACTTCGCCGTAGCCGTCCACGTCGCAGGGTTCGAAGTCGAGGTTCCATTTCCAGTCGAGCATGGCGCCGTTTTTGAGGCTGAAGCTGGCGAAGCTGGTGCCGGCGTTGGTGAGGGTTCCGGCCCAGGCGGCGGTGAGGATGGGGGCGCGGAAGTTGGTTTTGGCGAAGGCGGGCGGGCCGTAGTTGTTGCCGGTGGAATAGGTGTAGTAGCTGCCGGCCTGGTCGGGGGTGTTGCCGGATTTGAGGAGGCCGGTGAATTCGAGGTCGGCGGCGAACAGTTCCTTGGCGACGCTGAGCTGGAGGTTGGCCATTTTGGTGATCTGGGCGTTGACGACGGTGAGGCGCGAGCCGTCCTGGCCGTTTATCACGAGGACGAGGTTGGCGGTGCCAAAGAGTTTGCCGCCGATGGTTGGGGAGAAGGCGGCGGAGGGGAAGATGAGGGGGAGGTTTTCCCATCCGGACCAGAGGCGGGCGGAGACGGTGATGCGGCGTTTGATTTGGGCGGAATCGAACCGGCCGAATTCTTCGGCGGAGATTTCGCGGAGGTTTTTGACGAATTTGGCTTTGACGCCATTGTCGCCGAAGCGGAAGTTGCCGCCGTTGAAGGTGGCGTATCCTGGGCCGATGATGATGTTGGAGGAGTTCATTGTTTTTTACCTTTCTCGTTGTAGAAGACACCGGCCCCTCACCCCGGCCCTCTCCCGGTGGGAGAGGGGGAAACGAGCGGACGTTTTCGTTTTTTCGTTCTTCATTCTGCGTTGCTCATTTTGTTTTATGGTGCGGTGGCGGACCAGACGTCGGAGCCGATGTAGGCGGGGTTGCCTTGCCAGACGCCGTTGACGAAGGCGCCGATGTAGGCGGCGGCGAGGATGGTGGCGCCGCTGGGGACGGCGACGGGGGCGTTGTAGGGCTGGCTGGTGTTTGGGGTGTCGCCGGGGTTTGCGAGCCAGGGGCCGGGGAGGGATCCGTCCGTGGTATAAAAAATGACGGCGCCGTTGGTGGCGCAGGCGAGGGAGGCGTTGTCGCCGGCAAAGGAGATGGTGGGGGCGGCGACTTTGGCGGGCTGGTCTTCGGCCAGGCGGAGGCGGATTTGGATGCGGTAGCCGTAGGCGCCTTTGCGGTCTTCGATGGGGTCGAAGCCGTCCACGTACATGTTGCCTGAGCCGATGCCCTGGTTGAGCCATTGGTTGAGGAGGAACCAGATGATGACGAGGATTTCCTCGGCGGTGATGTTGGCGCCGTTGGTGGCGACGAGGTTTATATCGTCCTTGGACAAAATATCGAGCCAGATGAGAGCGTCCATTTGGGCGCCGGGAACGTCGGCGTCTTTGGAGGGGTCGGCGGCTGGGAGGTTGACGAGGACGCCGGCGCCGACTTTTCCGTTACGGCCTGCGAGGTGGGGGATGCTGCGCTGTGCGATGGCTTGGGTGACTTGGAAGCGGTGGGAGACGATGCTGACATAGTTCAAGAGCGGCTCGGAGAGGAGCTTGCCGGTGATGGCGTCCTGGAAGCGGCGGATGAAGGTGGTGTCAATCATGGCTGGTGGCGAATTGAGTGATGGCGTCCCCCAGCGCCGGGCCGTATTCCGGCAGGCGATCTTCGATGCCTTTGTGAATCATCAGGCGAGCGGGAAGGTTCATCTGCCTGGTATAACCTCTGACGTCGATGTCGGCGCCGCGGATTTTTTTTCGGCGGCCGAAGACGCGCTGGCGGGAGAAGCTTTGGCGCATATGGGCGCTGACGGTTTCTTCGCCGTCAAAACCGTACTCCAAGGCGGCGGCATAAACGACATTCGTGCCGATGGTGGATTCAAGGCCATTGCCGGCGACAACGGCCTTTGTGGCGCGGAGAGAATTTCTCAATCGGTTACTGATGACGCGCGTTCCTTTCAGCGTTGTGGGGCCGGACTTGGGGAAGCTCATATACGCCGATTGGATGTGAGCGACGGTGTAAAGATTCTGGCGATCCAACTCGCGGGCGATGGCACGCAATAGACCGGCTTTATCCTTGAGCTTGCTGGCGGCGAGCTTGGCTTCGGGCGGGATCGTGATGGAATAGCGGTCGCTCATACGAGTTGCTGGCGGCGGTACCGGGCGAGCATAGCCTTGACCGCGGGCACCAGTTCCAGATCGGCCGGCTCCTTTTGCACCGAGCCGGATTCAGAGATTCTTTCGCCCAATGGGTCGAATTCCTGCCAAACCCGCTTGCATTGGAGAATCCAGGCGAAAAATAAATCGTTCGGCAAAGCGAAGGAAGTTGGCGGCACGGCGGTGGGATAACCCGGATCGGTCGGCTCAAGCTGCTCAAAGAAATAGCCGGCGGTGGTGGTAATTCGGATTTGGTTCCAAAATCGGCCGGCGTCAATGTCGTCCTGCAAATAACACACCCCGCTCAAGGGATTATTGGTTTCAATGATCGGGACGTTTGGCCCGGTGGAAACCCAGCCGACGGCGTTGTCGTAGAGAAATTCGACGAGGGAAATGACCTCCACTGGATACCGCTGGAGGACGAAGCTGGCGCGGTCGCCCTGGCAGACGAACTGATCGCCGACGACGCGTGCGAATTTGTGGTCGCAGAAATTTTCCATCTGCGCCTCCACTCCCTGGCCGAGCGCAATGATGAGAGGGTCCCAGGTGGTGGTGGCCTGCGCGGCTGGCGCCAGGAGTTGCGCCTTGAGCGTGACGAGATTCGATAGGCCGACGTTCATTTCGATTTGCGATTTACGATATACGATTGACGCGCCAGAATTTGTTCGGTGCGGGCGCGGCCGACATTTCTGCCTTCTGCATTCTGCGTTTTGCGTTCGGAGGAAGAGCCACCAGGGGAGGATGGGGGCGGTGCGTGGCGGTGTGGAAACTCACCGCTGCGCAGCATCCTGTCCTCTGGTGGCTGAGTTATCATGCCCGCTGCCTCACTGGCTCTGCGAATCGTAGTGAGTCGAGGCCGTGTACAGCATGTTGGTCGCGTAGGCCGGCGTCAGTTGCAATAGCAGCGGGCGCCCATAGTTGGCGCTGAAGATGTCATCGCCATTTAGGGAGTTCGTCGCCATGCCGACCGGGATAGAGCTGACAGGACCCATTTGGTACAGGTTATCGCCAACGCTGGTGGCAATGGCCCATCCACCGGTGCCGATGACAACGAAGGGCTGGTATTGAGTGACGCCAAAGGTATTTGTGCCAGTGATGTAGGAACCCCATCCAGCCGAGGCTATCGCGTTGGTGTAACACGTCCCGTTGTGCTGCAAGACCAGCCAGCTTGCCCCGGCCAGGCCATTCGTCGAATCAATGAGATTCGTGATGGCGCTGGTCGAGGTATTGGTGGCCATGAGCGTATAGGCCGTTACGCCGCTGCTGAGTTGCAGCGCGGCGGTGTTGGTGTCCGCGCCATAAAACACGGTGATCAGGCGAATTTGGGAATTCGGATCAGCGGGAAATATGATCGTGGGCGGGTTGGCTCGATTGCCATACGCAGTCAGGGTGTGATACGTCGGCAGCGCCGCGCTGGCCGTGAGGCACAGCGAAAGAACAGCCAGGATCAACACTGTCGCGGCCCAATGCCACGTATTGCCGGCCAAGGCCCCCTTCGGCCGGTGCGGCACGTGGATGACGCGCTTGGCTTTGTCATCGGGCTTGGTTACGTCAATGGTCACCACGCGGCCCTTGTGCTCGGTGGGCACCGCGGCTACGACCACTTCGGTTGTTTTGCGCGAATCGGGGAGAACATAGTCCACCTTGTCGCCGGCCTTGGGCAACGGATCGGGGTCCGCGCTTAGGTCCACAGTCTCAAGTTTTTCTTTTGCCATAGATTTTGATTTATCGGTTGTGGTTTGCGGTTTTGCCCCTCACCCCGGCCCTCTCCCCATTGGCGGGGAGAGGGAGGGAAAGCGGCGTTAGCTTTAGGCGGCCGGCAACTGCATGGCGCTCATCGCGTCAATGGCCATCGCCTCCACGTCAATGCGCTCCAACGCGCGCATCGCGAGTTCATCCGTCGCGAAGAACACCTCGCGGCTGACCTCGACGCGCACCTGGCCGCGTTCACCCAAGTACCAATACTTCAACGAGCCAAAGAACGCCGGGAAGGTGTTCGGAGCCGCGTTGAGCGTGTAGGGCTGGCCGACGCCGATCCAGCGGATCGGGAACCCGTCGAGCGTGGCCGGCTGGCCGCCGCGCGCCGGGATGTAGATCAACGGCTGGTTCAGCGTATTGAACGTCACGAGCAGCGCCTCCATCGTCGGATTCATGTAGTACGCCGGATCGTCCACCAGCACGGCGGGGTTGACCAACGCCCGCATGGCGCGGAAGTCATTGATCGTCGCATCGGTCGGCACGGTATTGCCGGCCTTCAACTGGTGAAGGTACGTGGGGTTGGCCACGCAATAGTTTCCAATGCCGGTGATGTTCGCGTAGGTCGCGCTGCCATCGCCCAGGAACATGGTCGTGTCTTCGAGCTTGGCCATCTGGCGCGAGATGTAACGCGCGAGGAATTGGCCGAGGGCGATGAACGTGTCCTCTTCAAGTTCGGTCGGGATGCGAATCAAACCACCGCACTTGTTCGCCGTAAAGGTGACGAGCGCGGCCGTGACTTCCTTCTCGCCGATCTGCTGGCTCATGCCGGCAGTACCAGCGCCCAGGAAGGAGAACGCATCTTCGCCCGCTTGCAGGCGAGGCAGTTTGACGGTACCCGCGCCGAGCGGCCAAACGGTGGCGAATTGCCGGGCCTGACCATATTTCCAGACCAGCTCAACGATCTGCGGCATATAGATCACGGGCAACGGTATGTCCGTAGGCGTCAATGCGCCGCCCGCCCGCTGCTCAATCCCCAGCGCCTTCAGGAAATACTTCGCGTCCTTTCCCATGATTTCCGCGGCCATGTTGACGAGCGGTTCCCAGGTGCGCTGCTCGCGGCTGACCTGGCGCATGGCGTTCTCGCCCAGTTGCGCGGCTTCGAGCACGAGCACGCTCGTAAGAGCCTTGGCGCAATCGTCCGTGACAAATGGGACGTTGCCAACCCATCGCACGCCGGTCTGCGAGCTGTGCGCGATTTGCTTGCGGAGTTTGCCGATGGTTTTCTCGGCTTCATCCACGCGCTTGCGTTCGGCGCCGAGCAGCTCGGGCAATTTCTTGATCGCCGCAAAACCGCCCTCCACGGCCGCCAATTCCCTGAGGCCCGGAATGAATTCCTTGATGCCGCCCAGGTCTTTGAGCAGCGTCTCGAACTCCTTGATCTGCTCGGCCGTCAAGCCGATGGTTTCATACACGTAACCGCGCCGCGGCTTGCTGCGCGCCAATTGCACCAACTGCCAGCACGCCACGATGGCGAAGCAAACGCACGCTGGAGCACCCAGCATGAACATAGCGAAGCACATCACCAGCACAGCCAAAAGCGCCGTCAGGTGCCGATACCGACTTAAGAACTTTTTCATTTTGGATTTTAGAATGTTTGGTTGATGGTTTTACCGGGTCCACCGCTCACAGGCGGTGATGACGAATTGCAGGGTCCGCACATCGTTTTCCCCCGCACTCACTGTGCGCGATGTAGTGTCAGGGGCCGCGCTGCAAAATTGTTTCAGGAACTCATGGAGTTCCGTTAAATCCTTGCGCCCAATCGCGCCACTCTTGAGCGCCGCGCCGATGGTCGCGCCGGGATTGGCCGGCACTACCACGATGGACTTCTCCAAAAGTTCCTGCTTCGTGTAAGTGCGGTCCGGCTGGCCGGACTCGGTGCCATTGGTCCATTCCAGCGGAATGAAGCCGACGGACATGGATCGGATGAAGCCGCCCTTGACCATCTTGTAGGCCAGGTTGCCGAGCGGATTCTCCACCGCGAACAAAACGCGCGCGCCGAGCCG